AGGTGGTGCAGGTTTTGCATCTCCAATTAATTGCACAACTTATGCTGCTGGTGGAAAAGGTATGGGAGATGCTAGTCCAGGTTCTGCTGGTTCAGCAAATACAGGAAATGGTGGAGACGGTGGTGGAAATCCAAATTGTGCAGGTGCAGGTGGATCAGGAATCGTAATAGTTAAAGAATTAAATAAAGCTTCAGGTGTTTGGTCAATGAACGAACAGCTAGAAGAAAAAAAAGCAGGCACATGGCCAGAGCTTGGTTTTGATGTAAGTTTCTTAGTAATCGCAGGTGGTGGCGGTGGAGGCCGAGGTGGAGGTGGTGCAGGAGGATATAGAAATTCTTTTGGAAGTGAAACTCCAGGTGGACCAAGTGCAAGCACAGAAGATCAAGTTTTTTTACCATCTGGTGCTCATACAATTACGGTTGGCGCTGGTGGTGCTGGAGCTCCTCGTTGTGCAGATTCGGGTGGTAGTGATGGTAATGATTCAACATTTTCAACTGTAACATCAACTGGTGGTGGAGGTGGTGGAGCAGCAAGTGGTGGAGCAGGTAGAGCTGGAGGTTCTGGTGGTGGTGCTGGTAGATGTGGAAGTTCTCCTGGCGATGTTGGTGCAGGAACATCAGGTCAAGGTTTTCCAGGCGGTGTTGCAACAGGCACACCAGAAGGTACCGCTGGAGGTGGTGGTGGAGCTGGTGAAGCTGGTGGAACAGATGGAACAGGACAAGGTGGTGATGGTTTATCTTCTTCAATAACAGGCTCAGCAGTTACTAGAGGTGGTGGAGGTGGTGGTCAAGCAGACTATCCAGGCCCTAAAGCAGGTGGTGATGGTGGTGGTGGAAAAGGATCTTGGAATGATCCCGGTGGCCCTAATAACAATGCTGTAGCTGGAACTGCTAACACTGGAGGTGGTGGCGGTGGTGGAGCTCCTGGTTATCCTGGACTTGAACCTAGACAAGCAGCAGCTGGTGGATCAGGATTAGTTGTAGTAAGAGGACCAAGTGCAGTTACATTTGCTGTAGCACCTGGCGATAATTCAACATCTACACACCCTGGTGGAGATAAAATTGCAACATTTACAGTATCAGGGACGTTGACTGTAAGTTAAAATTAAATTATAAGTATAACATTTAAGGAGTAAAAATATGGCACATTTCGCAGAATTAAAATCAATGACAGATCCCACTGGATTTACGTCAGATTCACATCAAGTAGTACAAAGAGTAGTTGTTGTAGGCAATGATATTGCTGCAGGCGGCGGAACGTTAGGAGATAACGATATGCACGTTGATGGAGAAACATGGTGTGCTAACTTTTTTCAAGGTGGAAGTTGGAAACAAACTTCTTACAATAATAATTTTAGAAAACAATATGCAGGTATTGGAGATATTTATGATCCTGTAAAAGATAAATTTTTATCACAACAACCTTATGCATCATGGTCATTAGATGATAATGATGATTGGAAAGCACCTATAACTTATCCAACAGTTACAGAAGAAGGCGATGTTAGATATATAATTTCTTGGAACGAAACAAAATATAACGCTGACAACAATACAGGTTGGGAAGCAATTAAATCAAACGACGAATCGGAAACACCTACCAAATATAATTGGAATGGCACAGCTTGGGTGTCCGAATAGGAGGACACTAAATGCCTAGAAGCAGATCTGGCTCATTAAACGGTGGTGTGGTAGGAGTTACTAACGCAACTTCTTTCGGAAAAGATAAAGTTACATCTAAAACATCTTCAGGAGATATAACACTTCAACCAGGAACAAGAGTAGTTGATGCTTTAATTGTAGCTGGTGGTGGTGCTGGAGGTAATTCAGGTTATGGAGCTGGAGGCGGTGGTGGCGCTGGAGGAGTTTTACAACAATGTAGTTTATCAGCAAGTGGTTCAATCCCAGTAACAATTGGAGCTGGCGCATCAGCTGCTCCATCATCTTGCACTGCGACACCCTCTGATAGGTCTGGAAGTAACACAACATTAACTACAGATGGCACAACCTACACAGCAACTGGTGGAGGTTCAGGTGGTGGTCAAGGTTCAGGTGATGGATCTGGAACACCAACAAGTGGAAAACCAGGAGGATCTGGCGGAGGTTCAGGTGCTGCAGCTGGTGGTGATGAAGCTGGAGGAACAGGAACTTCATGTCAAGGTAATGCTGGTGGAGTAGGTGCTGCTGCTCCAGGTAACCAAGACCACGGTGGTGGTGGTGGCGGAAAAGCAGCTGTTGGAGGAAATTCACCAGGAAGTGCTGGAGGAGTTGGTGGAGCAGGAACAGATTTTAGTCCTTCATTTCCAGGAGCAACAAACTGCGCTACATACGGTGGTGGTGGTGGCGGTGGAGGTAGAGGAGCACCTTCTCGACCTTCTGGAGGAACTGGCGGTGGTGGTGGCGGTGGAGCACAACCAGCTGGAGCTGGAGAAGCTGGAACTGCAAACACAGGTGGTGGAGGCGGTGGAGCTGTAAATAATCCATCTACAAACGCATCAGGTGCAGGTGGCTCTGGTATAGTGGTAATAAAAGAATTAAACAAAGCAAGTGGTGTGTGGTCAATGCAAAGTCAATTTGCAGCAAGAAATGATGATATATGGCCAGTTAGATTACACAATATAGATTATTTAGTAGTCGCTGGTGGTGCTAGTGGAGGAGGAGTAAGAAATGGTGGTGGCGGTGGTGCTGGTGGTTATCGCGCATCAGGTTATGGACCATCCCCTTTACAAGGATCGACATTAGAAATAGCTGGAGGAGATTATACAATTACAGTTGGAGCTGGAGGTGCTGCTAGAACAAGTGGTACTCAAACTTCTGGTGCTCCAGGATCAGATTCAACATTTTCAACTATAACATCAGCAGGTGGTGGAGGTGGTGGTAACGTAAGCGCTCCTGCTGGTCTTGCAGGAGGATCTGGTGGTGGAGGTTCTTACACGGGATGTACACCTAATCCAAACGGTAGTGCGGGTGGTGCTCCTGGAGCTGGTAATACACCTCCTGTTAGTCCCCCACAAGGAAATGCTGGTGGTATTGGATATAAAGATGGACCAGGTTATGGTTCTGGTGGTGGAGGTGGGGCTACAGCCACAGGTGGCCATGGTTCAAGCAGTGTCGGTGGTGCCGGTGGTGCAGGAGCCCCTAACACAATTTTAGGACCAGATACATCATATGCTGGTGGTGGAGGTGGAGGAGAATATACTCCAGGACCAGTGCCGTCTGGTGGAGCTGGTGGTGGTGGAGCTGGTGGTAATGCCTCCACTGGAGCTGGTGCCAACGGAACTGCTAACACAGGTGGTGGTGGCGGTGGATCAGGTAATAACCCAACTGGAACATCAAATTGTAATGCTAGTGGTGCAGGTGGATCAGGCATTGTAATTGTAAGAGCACCTAGTGATACAACTTTTGCGGTATCCCCTGGAACAAACAGTACGTCTACACACCCTGGTGGCGATAAATTAGCTACGTTTACAGTTTCTGGTACATTGACAATATCTTAGTAAATGTTATATTAAGTTTATAAAGATATATGAACTTAACAAATTATTATTATTATTTTAAATCAGCAATCCCTGAAAGAATTTGTGACGATATAATTAAATATGGAAAATCCATTTCTGATCAAATGGCAGTCACTGGTGGTTTTGATGATAAGAAAAAATTAAATAAAAAACAACTTAAAGATTTAAAACAAAAAAGAGATTCTAATATTGTTTGGATGAATGATAGATGGATCTATAAAGAAATTCAACCTTATGTTCACTCAGCAAACGCTAGTGCT